ACCACCCGGATGTTGTTGTAGCCTCGGATGAATATCCCGCGCTCCCCGGCCTCGCCGAGCTTGTAATAAAGCTCCGGGTCCAGGTCGCCGCTGCCGTTTGCGCACGGGTCTAGATAGACGCTGTTCTCATCATACGTATACCAGCTAGAGTCGAGATCTATGCAGTGGATATAGACCGCCGTTACAGTCCGGATGTCGGATTTGAGCGGAATGAAAAGCCGGTTCTTGCCGTTGCCGTTGAGCTCAAAGTCAAAGGCTTCGGCGCACCAGGTTGTCCAAGTAACCTTGTCGATTATCTGTTCGACCTTATCGATTATCGCCTGCTTCTCTGCGTCGCTCATCCCGGCCGGCCAGTTGCTCACCATCGCCTCTGTCAGATAGCATCCTTCTACAGCCACATTAGACTCCTAAGGTCGGGCGCGCGGGACCGCTCCCCCGCGCCCTCCTTTTTCGTTGCCTAAAAAGACCTTTATTCGATGACCCGCTTCTGGCAGACCTTCACGTAGTCGATGTCCATTCTCCTGACTGCGGCACCCTCGTTCTGGACGCCGAATCCGATTGTGAACTCCTCGTCCTGGCAGATGTAGGTCGTTATCGTTCCCGTAGCCAGAATAGTCTGCGGCGCGTCCCCGTCCTGGATGACGAACCAGCGGACAGTGCCGTCGCCATCCCAGTGCAGGCCGAGCCTGTACCAGGTGTCGTCCGAGAGGGTCTGGCCGGTGAGCGTCTCATTCCCGACCCCGTTAAGGGAGTTGGAAATCTCGAGGTTCTCGTCCGTGCCGTCGTTCTCGAAGACCAGGAAGTCGTTGGGCGGGGTGAAGAAGTTGGCTCCGGTGACGAATCCGAACCAGAAATTCGATGCGCCGACGTCGTCCAATCTCATGCGGATTTCGGCATAGAGCGGATAGTTGTCGACCAGCTTCCAGCATTCGCATAGCCGCGTCACCTCGATATTGTCGTTGTCGGCGTTGTCGGTCTGCAGCCGGAGCACCCCGTTCACCTCGTCCCGGCAGGTGTAGGTCGGGGAGCTGGTCCCGAGGGCGACCGTGTCTACGTTCCAGACGATTCCGTCGTCCAGGGCCTCGCAGAAGTCGAATACCCGGCGGTGCGCGTCGATGATGTCCATGACATCCTTCAGGAACCGCATCTTATGGCTGTTGATATGGTAGTTGTACATCAAGAAGTCGCGGATTATCAGCTGGGGCTGGTGAGCGCCTACGTCGACTTTCGGATACTGTTGAGGGTCTTGTGCCATTTTAGTCCTCCTTTAAGATTTGGATAAGTTGGGCCTTGCTCATGAAGAAGGCCCCCTTCACTCCCCTACCCGCGGCAATGCTCCGCAGTTCGTTGATGGAATGTCCGATAGCATAGTCAATCACAGGCTCTTTGGATGGGTGCCCGTTCTCGTCGTCGACAACCGTCTCGAACCCGAGTTTATCGAGCTTCTCGAATACCCTGAGGTCTTCCACGATTCCGCGAGCGTCCCCGTGGACAAGTCCATGGGTCTTCAGGCTCTCGTCGTCGCAGATGTCGTAGGGTATGCGCCGCCCGATAAACAGATTGCCTATGCGGGTCGGGAAAGTATTACGGCCTTGGCCGTAGTTTGTCACTCTGCAGTGATACATTTTATCGGCCTCTTTTCCTTTTAGCACTCATGCGTCAGGCACTTGAGGAATACGACCGCGTTCACGTTCTCGAGCGCTATGGCGACCTTCATTGTGTAGAAGTAGTACGTGCATTCGTCGGCCGCGCTGCGCTGAGGCTCCATTTTCATCTGCTTCTGTATCCCGATAATGAAATTGCCCTTGTAGGTGAGGATGGAGTCTGTATAATCGCCTCCACCGATTATGCCGTAGTCATCGACCGCGTTCCCGTCCGCGCCGAGGTTGGTCGGCATGAGAGGAACGTCGATGATAGGCACTCGGCCGTACTGCGGGGTAATTTTCCCTGTGAACACGGAGTCTCCGAGGGTAGTCCCTCTCGCAGAGATAGCCGCGATATAATCCTGCGTCACCAGGTCGGAGTTGAGGAACACGAAGTTCTGCAGCCCTATCGCGGCCTTGTATTTGGCGGGCATATTCTTCAGCATCTGATGGTACTTGAACTCCCAGTCATAGGGCGCGACCGGGTCGTGCTCGGCTATGAGACCGGCTAGGTCGAAATCCTCTCCGCTGCCTCCGACGCAGGCGCTCTTGATGTCCGCCGCGCCGCACACGTCATTGTAGTACGTGTCTCCGCTCTGGCTGTTGTTGATGATGTAGCGCCATCCGTCCCACAGGCTCTCGATATCGTCCGAGGTCCAGGAGTTGTAGCTGGCCGTATCGCCCATGTAATAGGCGTACTCCAGCTCGTTCGCTATCTGCTTCGCGAGAATCTGCATCAGGTGGGTCTTGTACGCGGCTCCTTCGATTCCCTCCTCGAGGTCGTCGTCGTAGACCGCCACGCAGCCTCGAATCTTATGCGCGGTCAGGGTTATGCGATTATGCGTCCACTCCTTCTTATATCTCGCCTCGTCGAAGACGTTGCCAGGATAGAGAAACTTTCCGGCGCCGAATCCGAGGTGGCGGATATATTTCGTGGGCTTGGCCATCTTCTCGAGCCTGGCGTAGTTCTTCATGGCCGACTCGTCGTAGATGCAGTCGATGAACCTATCGGCCTCCTCCGGGGTGAGCTCGATTGTCGGCAATGAGATGAGATTGAAGCCCTCGATGTCCTCTTTCCGCATCCTGAGCATCCTTTTGCTGTCTTTCATTTTTGCCTCCGGTGTAATTTTTCTCCTCCGGCCTATTCCTTCAGCCTTACGGCTTTATGAGATAGACGGAAGGATACGGGTCCTCGTCTTCCTCACCGCCCGCGCCTTTCTTGACGTCGTCGTCCTTGTGGCCGTCGATGCTTGTCTTGACGCCCTTCTTCTTTCTGAGCGCCTCTATTTCCTCGTCCTTCTTATCGAGTCTCTCCTCCAGCTTTTTGATTCGCGCTTCTGCGGCCTCGTCTTTATCTTTCTTTTCCTTCTCGAGCCGCTCTTTCTCCGCTGCCTTCAGGGTCTCAAGCTCTTCAAGCCTGGACTTCACATCGTCTGGTAGCTCCTTATGGCCCTTGTTTACGGCAGCCTCTTTATCCCCGATAAGCTTGGTCATAATGTCCCTGACCTTCTTGAGCTGCTCTATGGTTGCCTTGGAGAAGCGCGCTCCCGCCTTCTCCACATTCGTCAGCTCGTCCAGCAGGTTCACCTTCACGACATTCGCGGGAAGATGCCCGCAGGACGCGTGCTTCGCGAACGTCCTTATGGCCCCGAGGGCGTCGTCCGGTATGTCGTTCAACTTGTAGCCTTCGAGCGTATCCAAAGCCTCCTTGAGCTCCTTGGCGGTGTCGTCGTCGAGCTTCTCGAGCTTCGCGATTTCCTCCTTTGTGAGCGCCTCGTCGACCTTGTCCTCGTCCTCGGCCATGAACTTCTTTAGCGATTCAATGAGCTCCTTCATTGGCTCCTCCTTTTTTTTGATGAAGAATTTCTTGCGAATGGCCGGAGACTTGCAGAGAGTTATCTCATCGATATCTATGTCGAATAGCTTCCTGGCCATAGACGCAAACCTCCGTCATTGGATTTTCTGTCTTGCCCCCTTCTGCATAAAAAAAGGGCGGGCTAAGACTCACAAGCCTTTGCAAGCCCTAGTCCGCCCTAAGCCCAAATGTGGTTGTCTTATGCGCTAGGCTTCAAAGCTTCTCATACGGTATTAAAATAAACTCGGCTTTTCTAAAAGTCAAGCATTTAAATCTTTCAAAAGCACGAGAAACGATATCCTCTGGGTAATGCTCTTGGACTGCGGGTCGTAATCGATAGCGGAGGTCGGGTCGGATATCAAAATATGCACGACCTTATTTTCCTTTATATGGGAGAAAATCAAATCCAGCGTCTTTTTCGATTTATCCTCTGGCTCATTACCGAGCTCCGCGATTTTTATTCTAGTGGATTTTCTCGGTTTTTTTTCAGTCATTATTCGCTCCTTTTATATCAACCTTTAGCGGTACCACCCATACTAAAACCAAGTAATTCTCCAGCCTCTATCTTATCCCAGATGGCCTTGTTCGTAACCTTCAGCATCAGCCACCAGCTGCCTTTCTTCAGCGGCTTGTCGCCTN